CCAGCAGGACGGGCCGGTTGCCCACAAAGTCGCCCGTAGGCCCCAGCGTGCGGCTGATCGTGCTGGCGGGCCAATTGAACACTTGGTCTTGCGTGCTGAACACAGACAGCCGCTCGGTGTTCCACGAATCCACAAGCTGATTCAGCGCCGTCAGCGAGTCCTGCATGACGGCGGCGGATGTGGTTTCGCCTTCTGCCAATACGCCCAGCAGACGCAAGGCGCGCTGGATCTGATCACCCGCTGAGGACATTCTCTGGCTCCTTACGGCGGCGGCGGCCCAGTGCGTTCACTGGCGGCGCGGCGTCTTGCTCGTTTTCAACGCCGGGAGTATACCGCTCCCACCCGTTTCGCTCGTCGTAGATTGCCTCCATTTCCATCGTGGCAACCTTGGCCCCGTGGATGGGGTGGCGAAGATAGATGACAGCCATTGAGATAAGGGGCCGAAGCCCCTTTTCGTTACGTCAAGCAGTGGATTATCGCAAAGTTCAGCACCACCGCTTCGGACAAAGAGCCGCCTGTGATGTTGCGCAAAGCGATGGTTGCAGAGCCAGCGTTCAGACCAGTGATCCAAGCGTTGTACCCGCCAGCCGTCGCCCCCGCAGCAACCGTGAGAATCACAGTGTCATTGGCGCTGATGGTGGAGTTGTTGAACGTGAACGTCACCGTCGTGGTGGCGTTCAACGCGGCGTTGTTGGTAGTGATCTGCCCTGCGGATGTGTTCAGCGTGACTGCCGTACTCTTGCTGGACGCCTGCGTCACGGTGCCTTGCGCCGCAACGGTGTAGCCCAACTCGCTGGACGCATAGACGGTACCCCCACTAACCGAAGCGCCGGTAACAGCGCCCGTAACAGCAACCGCACCCGTAACGGTAACGCTTTCGAACTCGGGGTCGCTGTACGCGACGCCGACAGCCTTGGTATTTGCCATGATCGTTCCTTTCAAAAACGGGGGCCGAAGCCCCCTGATTGATCACGCAGCCTTGTAGACCGTGTACGCGTTTTCCGCGGTCTTCCGGAAGCGGAAAATCGCGCTGGTCGTGACGGCCACAACCGCGACGGCGTTGCCGCCGTCAGTGAAGCCGGTGCCAGAACCCATAGAGAACGTCACAGTGCCGGACGACGTGCCGATGTTGACAACGGACAGGTCGAACGTGCTGCCAACGGTAGCGTTGGGCAGCGCGGCGTCCAGCGTCGATGCAGCAGGCAGCGTGTAGGTCGCCGCGCTCGTGGATGGGTTGGCCACCAACATGCCGCCGACCAGTTGCGCAGCCGTCAGGGTTGCGGTTGCGGTTGCGGTCTGCGGAGTAGCCGCGTACCCCATCGTAGTTTCGTTGCGGTTGCCTGGACCAACTTGGTAGCCGCCAGCGCCATTAGGGAGAGCCATGATTGATTCCTTTCAGATGAAGTTCAAAAGGGGGCCGCTATACGCTTAGCAGCCCCCGTTTCGGTTTAGCCCCAGAGACGGCAAGCCATCTGCGGACGGATGGTGCTGTAGCCGTACAGCACGTCAATCCGGCAGGGCATCCGGTCGTTGTTGATGTCGTACTGGCGCACGATACGCAGGCTGATGCCGTTGTGGTTGGCGCGCGCAGCCATGTCAACACCTTGCGGCAGCAAGAGGTCAGCAGTGGCAAACGTGATCGCGTCCTTGTGGTACACCAGGTTCTGCGGGTACTGCGTGGACGCGGAACCGATGAACGTCGCGGCCTTGCTGGTAGCAGGCAGAACATTCACGGTAGCCAGCGCGTGGTTGGCCGAGTAGATCGGGGCAACCGTGACAGTCGCCGCGCCGCCCGATGCAGTCACGTCGGCAAGCGCCACAAACTGGAACAGCGAGCCAGTGGACTCACGGGTCTGCGGGTTCACCGCAAAGCAGTCAGCCACGGTGAACACGTCGCCAGCAAGAACGGTGTTGGTGCTGCCCAAGCCGGTAAGCGCGATTGAAGTCGCGCCTTCGGCCGTCACCGCCGCAGAGGTCGTGCCGTTGGTGCGCGAGCCAGTCGTGAACTGCTTGATCGACTGAGACATGTTGATCTCGTCGAAGCCCAGCACGCCCGTGCCCATCATGCCGTTCTTGAACTGCTTGCTGATGGTGTCGGTCGGGTTGAACAAGCCCTTCATGCCTTCCACCAGCCCAGCGTTGGCTGCGGGGTTGACGGTGGCGTAGCGAGGCGACATCACCGCAGCGTTCTCGTTGAGCTTCTGCTGGGCTTGCAGCAGAACCAGCGAGGTGGCCGGTGTGGTGCCAGGCGTACCAACGGAGTTGCCGATGGTCTTGAAGGCGTTGGCCACGTCAGCGTCGATGCTGGAGGCCAACTGGCTGATACGAGGCTTCAGCACACGATCCGCGAAGTCATCCAACTGCATCGTCAGTTCAGCGGACGTGAAGTTCACGCCGATGTGCTTCTGCGAGGAGACGGTCAGGGTCGTGAACTGCTCGTTGTCGTCCTGCGCTTGCAGAGCGGCGCCGTCAGTCACCAGAGCGCGGTCCGGCAGGCGGATGCGCAGCGTGGAGCCGATCTTGGCCCCTTCGACAGCGAAGCTGTCATCGTACTGGCGGTTCACGTTGCGCGTGAGCACCAGGTTGTTTTCCAGTATTTCCAAAGCCTTGCGTGTGATCATGTCGATCGTAAGGATCGAGTTAGCCATGATGAATTCCTTTCAATGGTGAAGAAGTTTGGTGAGGACAAACGCCGCCGTTCTTATGCTTTCCCACCTGACAATTCATGCACAACACTTGATAGCCCGGCGGAAAACCAGTTTTTCTAAGCCAGCGATAAAAACCGTAGCCGGAACCTGAGTATAGGCCTGACTTTCGTTCTTGAGCGCCGTTGTTGTCCACGTGGTCAATTGACAAAAACATTGATTCAGTTTCACCGCAGCAGTTGCATTTGTAGCCGCCATAAGCGGCAAACACATGGTCCTTGCAAATCGTTTGAGCACGTTTGGTTTTTTCAGATTCGGCTGCCCGCAATGCGGCAACTTCTTCCGGCGTTCCATTCGCAATCTTTCGATCGCGCCATTCGCGAGCATGTTCTCGGGCTTTGTCCCGATTTGCCTCTCGCCAATCGCGCATACGCTGATTGAACTTTTCCCGGTTTCGTTCTCGGTATCTGGCCGCTGCCTCCCTGTTGCGTTGCCGCTTCAGTTCGTCAGGCGTCAGATGCTGATTGTCCCTTTCCATTTGTTCTCCTACTTTCGGGTAATCATACCCGATTTCGGAAGTCTTAGCGGGATGCCTGCGCTTGCATCTTTCGCATCTGCCGGGCGCGTTCAGCTTCAATCCACTCCGACGTGCTCATGCTCTTGATGGAGCGCGGGTCAGTCGTGTCGTAAGACGGGTTGTTGCTGCTTCGGGCCGTGACAGGTGTGATCGGTGCTGGCGCTGACGTAGTTCGTTTGACGGGCGGATTGTCGGTCAGTCTGCCTTCAATCTTCCCAATTTCTTTTGCCTGCAAGAACGGCGACAAGCGCGAGATACGGTCCGCTTCTTTGGGGTTGGCTCCGAGGTAGTAGGCTACATCAGGGCCAACATCAGAAGCGCGGATCGTTTCGGCCATCACGTCAGTGATTCGGACGCTCGGGTTGTAGGCGACTTGTTCAAAGTCGTCGTACTTGCTCCGGGCCTCTTCTTCCCTGTCGTGGTAAGCGTCAGCAATCGCTGCCTGTGCCTTCTGCTGCTCTCGCAAGGCAATCAGTTCTTCGGCCTTCTTTACGGCCAGCGCTTCCGCGTAGGCTTCAGGAGACTCAAACTGATCAACTGGCGGAACATCTTTCGGCGCAGACTGCCGGGTTTGCATTTCTGCTGACCTGGCCGCTTGCTCTCGTTCCCACTTGCGCTGCTCTCTTGCGAGGCGCTTGCTGATCATCGCGTCGATTTCAGCTTGGGAAAACTTCTTTTCCTCTGCCGTCTGCTCGACTTGGTTTTCAGCTACTTCCGGCAAACTTGCTTCAACATCAGGCGCAGCCGTTGCTGCCTGTGCCGGCGCGGGGTCTACTTCCGCTAGGATTTGGACTTCTTCAGTCATGGATGCTCACTAGAGCCCTGGTGAACCGCACCAGTACGGTAGGAATATATTACATTAAACGCTGAGCGCGGCAACCTTATCTTGGAACGCCTTAATACGGGCGTCCAGCGCCGCACGGTTAGATTCCAATACTGCCGCCTTGGCCGCGTATTCGGCCTGCAGCGCGGCCACCGCAACCTCGCGGCTGGCGACTTGCTGCTCACGGGTCATCAGATCCGCAGTCTTGGCTACGGTCTCAGCAGCAAACGCTTTCCGATCTGCAACCAACTCCGTTTCGAGAGCGTACAACTCGGCCTTCTTGGCGGCGTTAGCGTCAGCAACCTTCTGCGCGTCGGCCACGATGGTCGCCGCTTCAGCCGTTGCCGCCTCCAACACCTTGGCCGCTTTTTCGCGGTCCTTGTTGGCCTTCTCCACCGCGCTCAACGCGCCTTGGCGTTTGGCCAACTCGTCGCGGGCGTTCACCAGGTTGGCCAGATCAGTAGGGAACTGCTTGGCAATGTAGTCAAGAAATTTGGCCGGATCAATAACCCCGCCGTCGCCGTAAGTGACCATGACTGCTCCTTCAGGCGTAGTAAGAGACGTTCAGCTTGGCGCTGGCCGACTGCTCAATAAACTTGATCTTGGTGAGATCGCCGTCGTATTGCAGCGTCACGCCCGCAGCCAGCGGCATCCCGATTGACGCGGTGGGGTTGACGTCATCGTCGCGCCAGCGCACGGCCTGAGTCTCAGACACGATGATGGCAATGCTTGGCCGGCAGGACAGACCGTTCAAGTCCACTGACGGCACAGTCAGGCCAGTGGCCGAAGACAGCGAGGTGATCTGCTGATACCCCAACCGAGTGGTGATTGCTTTGAGGTTGATAGCCATTCAAAATCTCCCGCGCTCGGTGAAAGAACGCAATTTTACATAGAGTTGAGAAGAAGAGAACGGGGGCGTGGGCCCGCCCTCCACCGGAGGGAAGAAATACCCCGAGAAGAACGCTGCAGCGAAGTACGTCTTAGGAAACATCGTAGGTCACGCCTGTGCGGTTGCCGTTAGCGTCTACTGTGGCCGTGATCCGTACTGTAGTGCCATTCACGCTCTTGATCAAAATGGGCCCGCCAGGCGAGCCGGCCAGTTCGCCCGCGGCAGAGGCAGAAATCAACTTCAGCAAGTCGCTGGCAGTGTACGTCCCGTCGATGACTTCCGTCCACGGGTTGGCCGCGCTGCCGGCGTCGTTGAGCTTCTCGCCCATCGTGCCCGGCGCGTTGTACGCATTGGCTAAAGCGCTCCAGACCGCTGCGGACAGCGACTGCGGGCTGAGTTCGGTGAACGGCGTGATGTCGCCGCTCAAATTTCCCGTCGCCCTGACCGTGGCGCTGTTTGAGAACTGCACCAGCGCAGCGCCCACGGCGTCGACGATGGCGCCGAGCGTGGCGTTGTTGACCGTGAACGAGAAGGACGTGCTGCCAGATGCGGACAGGGCACCAGCCAAGTTG